TGTAGCGGGAGTAGAGGCATCAGACCATAAGGCGGCATCTGCCGTGGCCCTCTACCTGAGATGGCAGCTATCAACTTTAATGCAGCCGGGTTGGGAAGAGGAGCTTGAGCTGCATGCAGAATATGCGGCGCAGTATGGTTGGAGCGTTCTTCACGTAATCTGGGATCGTTGCTACGCGCAGACCCCACGAACCATAAACCTCCAATCCCTCTCCGGCTTCTTAGGAGTCAATGCCCCCCAACAGCTCGATGCTCTAACCGCTGCGCTTGAGGATGAAGAAGAATACATTGCTGACCTTCTGGTAGCCAGTAATGACGGACTGACAAGAACCAAAGCACTGAAACATATCAGGGAGATAGTCAAGGACGGTGAGACCACGTTCGAGCTGCCAGATATGGCACGTAATCAGGCAAAGATTGTGGCACTTAGGCCTTACCACGAGATCCTGTTCCCGCCTGAGACAAATGATCTGCAGAGAGCAAGAGCGATCTTCCGTCGAGAGTATTACACGGTTGCGGAAATCGAAGAGAAAGCAACCAACGGAGAGTGGGACAAGGACTGGGTAGACGAGGTTAAGAAGACTGCTGGCCACAGCTCTCAGGTATGGGATCAGGGACTTAGTCCAGTCTTGGGGAGCTCCGAGAGAATTGAGGAGAAGACCAACCTGATAGAAGTCATACACGCTTACAGCCGCAGGGTAACTGACAGCGGCAACCCGGGCATATACATGACTGTATTCTCGCCTTACCTAGAGAAAGATCCCAGAGGCAACGAGATCTACGCAGAACACAAGCTGGTCACAGAGGCAGGAGACACTTACCCGTTCGAGACATTTACTCGAGAGAAAGTAAGACGGAGCCCTATTGAATCCCGCGGAGTCTCCGAGATTGTCAAAACGTGGCAGGCAGAATACAAGGCCCAATCGGATATGGTCTTTGACAGATCATCTTTTGACACGCTGCCTCCGCTTAAAGTGCCTCTCAGGTATGGCCAGAGAATTAAGGTTGGCCCCGGTGTGCAGGTTTCCGAGCAGAGACCCGGCGACATTGGCTGGATGGAGTCACCCAGACGAGGAGCTGAACTTGCGTTCACGCTTATGGATCACATTCAGCTTCGGACTGACCGTTACTTCGGCAGGCCTAATGCAGGAATTCTTCCAGTGGAAACTCAACTCAGGCAGCAGGCATACGTGCATCGCTGGTTGCGTCACATGAGCAGTGTCATTGGAAGAATCTGGGACCTGACGCAGGTCTTTGATACGGACGAACGCTTTGCAATGGTAACAGGCACTGACATGCCGCTGCCTCGAGACCCGAAGAAATATAACTTTACTCTGAATTTCGATGTCAGAGAGCTCGACAATGAGTTCGTCGAGAAAAAGCTACAGGCAATTTCCCAGTTTGTCTTGCCAGAAGACACGATGGGTATTGTTGACAGGACTAAGTTGATCAGGAAAAAACTGCAGGTAATTGATCCTACATTGGCAGACGAGCTGGTCATCGAGCAGGCAGAAGCCTCACAGCAGATGTTCGATGAGATGAACAGTCAAGTGGCCCTTATGTCACTGGGCAACCAGCCTAACTTCGTGGAGAGCGATCCTTCGGCAGGAATTAAGATGCAGTTTGTGCAGCAGATAATTCAGGGCAATCCAAAGTATCAAAAACAAATGCAGGAAGACGAGCAGTTTGCACAACTGGTTCAGCAGTTCGCGCAGAACCTGCAGATGTCAATTACACAACAACAGAACGCGCAGATTGGTAGAATAGGAGTTAACCCGAATGCCTAACGAATACAAATTCTCAGGATACGAGCAGTGGATGCTGGACGCTTTCAGTCTGGCAGAAGAGCACCCAGTCAGGAAGGGGCTTGATGAAATACTCAATGAACTAATAAAGGCCGAATCCAGCAACGTGTCTGGACCCGGCCTGAGCTCCGAGGAGCGGCATTACTTTGCAGGCAGACTATCTGCTCTGCAGGACATGTATTTTGCTATGCAGAACCTGTATGCAGATGCGCTGAAGGAGAGGGCTCCCGATTCGGATCCAGAGATCTGAGAAACTTGTAGATCTTCAACTTGCAGACAGCAGAGGATGACTTGCCTGAGCGCCAGCCCTCTGCTGTTCGCTTTGATACCTTGACCTTCTCGGCAAACTCCTTTGTTGTCAGGTTTAACGTGTCGCAAATTAGGGACACGATATACATTGTAGACACCTCATCCAGATCGTAGGTAAATGCTATGCGATCTCTGTCTTCATCGCAGTCGAGTAAATCAACTCCGATTGCTTTTAGCTTATCAGTAATCATAAATTCCAAACTCTACCACTTCACTCACGTATTTCTCGAAGTCTTCCAGAGTAAACTCAGTCCCGCTCCACCACTTTGGGTGAGACTCCGCGAACTCTTTCCATAATTCAAACTCTTCACTCGGGTTTGCGTCACTGGGGATAGTGCCTCCAATGTCCCAATCTTTCTCGATGGTTTTTATCGATACCATACGCGGCCTTTCCAGAACTTCTCTAAATTCTTTGGCTCAAAAACAACGCTCAAGAATTCCATCAATTCTACAGACACTGCAGCCATATCGCTTTTGTCGCTTGCGTATGTTTCGCGGTCTTCCGTCCACGGGCCGTTCATCGATTCTAGCGCATAATTTGAGCGGTTGCTTTTTGTGTCGAGTCTCCGAAATATAACTATAGCTTGAGTTGGCCAGTCAGGATGACTGAAGTTTGCAGATGCGTAACCCTTGCCTAATATCAAAAGATCTTCGTGTTTTATTTTATCGTTCATAGCTTTAAAAAAGAGTGGGGAGGACCGTCAGCCCCTCCCCGACATATCTCAGAGATTTGACGGATCTTCTACTTTTGGTTTTCAAGTCCCGCACTCGCGGGTTGAAAGTCTAGCGGCGCTTAGGCCTTGTGTAATTGCTTCCTCGTTTACGTTTATTGCTATTGGAGTATTCAAACGTCATTTCATCTGATCGTTGCTGGTTAGTCTCTATGACGGGAAGTCTTTTGGATGCCCCTCTCGGGTATGCTTTTATCATTTGTGTTTAATATGTTTACCGTAGTTATCTTCTTTACGACAGGACTTGCAGTATGGCTGCAGCCCGTCTTTGCTTAATGTCCGCTTGTGAAAGCTTCGGATTTGCCTGAGCTTGCCGCACAGGCCGCATGTTTTTTTAGGCACTTTTAATTGGGTCTTCCGGTTTCATTTTATCATCAAGAAAACTTTCCACATCTTTGATGGCCGCCTCCAGCTCGCCGTGTGGTCCGTCATTTTCGTAAGCCCTCGGCACATAGCATAACACTCTGCGTGCAATTTTAATAAGCTGCTTGACGCTACCCTCCATATAATCCCTCCCCTGCTTTGTGAGTTCCCATAGTCTCTGTAGCTACCGTTGCAGAGCGTGGGTAGGTGTGGACAGGAGCTCCCCATATTTCCGCATGCTCTGTGCCTTCCTTGAACTGATTGATCAGGGCTCCTAGGCAGAGGTGACTCGGGAACGGCTTCCTGCCGTCAGCCGTGTGGCTGGTGTGAATCTGTCCCTGAACGTAACGGTTGGCCCCTCCGTGCAGGTAGACTCCCTGCATGTAGCCATACATGTTAAGACCTCTTATATGTATGTTATTACCTGAGGCGAAGATGGCCGCCTGAGGAGACATAGCATTGTGAGGTCCTTCCATCTGCAGATCAATAAACCTAGGATCTGCAAGATAGCAGTTACCCCACTCAGGCTGATCGATGACATCAGTCTTCACTGGAGGCCCGTGCTTGATCCCAACCTGAGCCCCTTGATGATTCATGATGTTACAATCGCGGATCCAGAACCTGTCTTGATTCTGCGCTAGGTAGATTGGCAGCGTCCCGTTTTGAGCAACGATCAAGCAGTTCTCGATTGACTGCTCAAACGGTCTCACTCGAAAGTTACTGTCAACGTCCACAGTGGGCTCCACGTAAATTCCAATAGGCGCATCAGTCTTGAATCCGTAAGGAATACCAGAGTCCGTTGTCCAGTTATCGTGGAAGGTAGGCCCTTTGTCGCAATGGAATCTCAGTGCGCTTCCCCAGCGAGCAGGAGACCACAGACGAAACCTGCCCGGTAGCCTTTTGGTGCTCCTGAAATTATACTCGGGAGCAGTGGCGACAATTGTGATTACAGGCATTGACACTGAGCCATACCAGCCTCTCCCAGAGGGACTGTTACCCAGCTCAGACTGCCACTTTTCCTCACCCTGAGTGTAGTATGCGTGCTGTATGGCTTGACCCTCTTGAATGATGCGATCCCAGCTTGCGTCTGGGTCGAGAGGGTTGAGCTCGTAATGATAGCGAGGCAGAGTGAGCCGCTTGTCTATGGCCGCAGTGGCCGCATCGATTTTGAGACTGTCAATATCAGCCTTGAGCTTGTGGTGCTCTCTGTTTCTCTCGGCTACTTGTTCAGGTAGTTTCAGCAGATCCTCTGCTACTCTCAGTATGTCTTGCGCGGTCTTATTCATCGTTTTTTATCTTTCTAAGCCCTAATCGGCTATCGTAACTAGGTTCCATCCCCCTCTTACGCCAGAAAGCGTCGAAGGCATTACCCCATTCCTCGTGCGTTCCTATTTTTGAGGAGCACATGTGTCCTCGAGGGTTGTCCTCGGTTATTATTGTTTCTTTTTCGTTTTCCATAACGTGTAAAAAATATGTCTTCCGATTTGTGCTACAGGCTTACGGCCCTTAGCCCAGTATGGGACCTTGATCCGTGTTGCGTAGTAGTGGTCTGCGTAGTTAATCTTAGACCTGTCAATGCGGTCAATGTTTTCTTCGAGGTAAAATGCGAAGGCCGCCATAGGAGACCTGTATAGGTGCTGCAGGTCCTGCTCAGTCTTACCATTCCAGCAAGAGAACTGATAGGGCTGCAGGCACACCTCACGAGCCGTCAGGCCTCGGTTAATTGCTCTCTGGGAGATTACGGCGGCGACAGCTCCTAAGCCGTCCCTACCCTCTCCACGAGCCTCTGCGAGCAGCGTGAGAGCTACTACCCCAGCATTAAGCTGGAGAGAGGCGCATAGCATTAGGATATATTTAATCACCAGATTTTCTTCTTTCTAAACATTCTGCGAGCGCATAAAGCCAATTTAACCATATCGTCATCCCATCCACTGAGATCGTTGACCTTAATATCTGGAGGAGTATCCAGATATTGCTCTATGAAATCAGATACTGTTTCGGTTGATTCGGGATAGATTACTTTAGGTATATCTTTCTTCTCGATGCAATCATCCAGCCAGCCCTGCGGGTAGAAGTCTGCCAGCTCTCTGTAGTGCCAATTGTTAGCGTAAAACATAATAGTATAATGTAAGGGGGCCGAAGCCCCCGGTTAATAGCTACTCAGCGACTATGCTCGCCTTGCTTGGCCGCGAGAAAAAACCGAATCCTCTTTCTTTCGGTGCCACGGTCGCAGTGAACTCTACAACTTGAGACACTGCCGCCTTTGTTATGCATGATGGAAGAGTTCCCCAGAGCTTGTTATTGTCGCAAGTTCTTATAAGGATCTTCCAGTTGGCCCCATACTCTGACTCTACAAGCTTTTTGCTCAAAATAGAACCGGATAGCTTGTATCGGCCCTCCTGAATTTCTGCTACTGGCTCTGGCCCTCTTAGCTTTTTGACTTCGCTGTCGAAATCAAAATTCTTGAAGTAATTCTCGAGGCTTTTCGCAAACTTTAACTGCCTTTCAGACCAGCTACCGTAAGCTTTAAGATTTGCGATAAGATCGCTCGCTACATGCCTGTTGTTATCGTGTCTTATAGCTACCTTTAAAGCTACTGGATCACCCCAGTTGGACCCTAGCAAGTCAACCCCACGCGCGATGATTGTAATATCATGCTCTTTGAGTAGCAGCTCTGCTTTTCTGATGTTAGCGGCGTAATCTTTTGCGTGTTTCACAGACCTCTTTAGCCGCGCGATGTCAGACCTGAACTCAGGCGAGGACATGTTAAGCTTGTCTGTGCATTGATGGCCGAACTCTACCAGCTTTTTAGTTGGGATGTGCAAGAAGACGCCGTGATACTGAGCGCGAGCCCCACACAGGTAGCAGCTACCCGATGTGGATTTTTTGTCCCACTGAAAATTTTTAGTGGCCTCGTTGAAAATCTTTTCCTGAGGCAAGTCTAATCCCCAGCCAGTCCTGTTGCCTTTGCGGTCAGTGTGATTGAATCTCATACAGAGGTATTTGTAGTCTGAGCTGTTGAAATTACTTGGGGCGTGTATGTCTGTTCTTGGCATTTTATTTTTCTTTCTATTCTTCAGTCAGGGGAGTTTATTCCCCCCTGACACAAGTAGAATACTCTACTTTGAGTATAGTGCAAGTATTATCTGGTATTTTCTTTCACATGACTCAAGAAGCGATCAACTTCTCGATTCGCTTCGTCCCAGTTCCAGAATCCCTCCACCCTTTCACTATCAATGTAGTCTGCGACACAGCCCCACACCTCGGAAACATCCCCGGTGGTATCCACTT